CTATCGAAGAAGTTGGTGGTGATGCCACTGACGATCTAATTGCAGATATTGAAGCAGAACAAAATGGTGACGAAATGGCGCCAGAAGCAATGCACTCAATGAATGCAGGTGATATGGATCCAACTGATAATGATGATGCAGAAGGTTCAGAAGGCGAAGTAAAGGACAAAATTATGGACTTAGAAAACGCACTAGATGAACTAAAAGCAGAATTTGACGCAATGATGGGTGATGACGACAAAGAAGACGACAAAGAAGACGCACCAGAGATGCCAGAAATGCCAGGTGAAGAAGTAGAAATGGAAGCCGACGCAACTGATGAAGAAGCAGTAGAAGAAACTGCAGACGAAGAAGTTGAAGAAGGTGAAAAGAAAACTGCTGAACAACTAATCAACGAATACTCAGATATGGTTAAAGCAGGTCACGGCGCAGAAAAAATGGGATCAGAGACAGGTGCTGATGATGTCAAAAGTCCAGTTGCTCAAAAAGGCGGAAAAGAGCCAAAAGCAGACGCAGGCAATTTAAACCAAGCAGATGAGTCAGGTGCAGTAAAAACAGCAGACAAGCCAAAAGACATGAGCGTGAATGCTAAAAATGAGCCTGGTATCAAAAAAGCAAAAATGGATAACGCACCAAAACCAGACCTGAACGATTCACCGGACAACAAAACTTCAGTATATCCGAAGTAAGTTGAAAAGTAATTAGAGGGAGAACTGGTATGCAACTGCTCAGAGAAAACTTAACGTTCGATCAGGCACAAGTCGTGATTGAACATGACGCTAACGGCGGCAAAGATTTGTTCATGAAAGGTATATGCATACAGGGAGGCGTGAAGAATGCTAACCAACGTGTGTACCCTGTGAACGAAATTGCTCAAGCAGTTAGAAAAATATCAGATCAAGTCTCCGGCGGATATAGTGTCCTCGGAGAGGTTGATCATCCAGATGACTTAAAAGTTAATCTGGATAGAGTAAGTCACATGATAACGCAAATGTGGATGGACGGACCCAATGGTTATGGTAAGATGAAAATTTTGCCAACGCCTATGGGAAAACTTGTTGAAACAATGCTACAATCCGGAGTTAAATTAGGTGTCTCGTCTAGAGGCTCTGGAAACGTAGACGAATCATCAGGGAATGTTACGGACTTCGAAATCGTTACCGTGGATGTGGTGGCACAACCGTCAGCACCTAATGCCTACCCAACAGCAATATACGAAGGTTTATTGAACATGGAAGGTGGACATAAGTTGTTGGAGATTGCCGCCAGTGCAAGGGAAAATTCCCGTGTACAAAAATATCTCAGCGATGGGATAGCAAAACTTATACGAGACTTGAAGATAAGTTAGGAGAACGATATGCTTGATGCTATCAAAGACCTCTTAGGATCGTCATTGGTTAATGATGACCTTAAGAAACAAATAGATGAGCAATGGGAATCTAAATTAAAAGAAGTCCATGACTCAGTAAGTGCTGAATTGCGTGAAGAGTTTGCACAACGCTACGAACACGACAAGTCAGTGATGGTCGAAGCATTAGACAAAATGATAACTGACAACCTGGCAAGCGAAATCAACGAATTTGTTGAGGATCGCAAAGTTATGTCACAGCGTCAGGACGTTCTTCAAAAGTTCGTTGTTGAACAATTGACTAAAGAAATCAAAGACCTACACAGTGATAAGAAAACTGTTGCAGAAAACTTTGAGAAACTTGAAAATTTTGTGATCGATCAACTTGCTAAAGAAATCCAAGAATTCAACGCAGACAAAAAAGATGTTGTTGAAACAAAGGTTGCTTTAGTGGCTGAAGCGAGAGCAAAAATGGAAGAGATGAAAAAACGATTTGCTGAAAAAGCCGCTCCAATGGTTAAGACAGCAGTTGAGAAAACTCTTAACAAAGAGATTTCACAATTACGTGATGACATCACTTCAGCAAGAGAAGTCAATTTTGGACGTAGAATTTTTGAGGCATTTGCTAATGAATTCCAAACATCCTACTTGATGGAAAAGAGCGAGATTGCAAAACTCAAAAAACAAATTGCACATAAAGACACTGAACTACAAGAAGCACAAGACAAGATCACGGAGACTACAACACTTGTTGAAAGCAAAGACGCAGAAATCCGTATCGCCCAAGATAAAGTGAATCGTGGTCAAATCGTTAGCGAACTTTTATCTCCATTGACAGGTGATAAGAAGAAACTAATGAGTGAACTTCTAGAATCAGTTAAAACAGCCAATCTTGACAAGGCATTTCAAAAATACTTGCCTGCTGTTATGGAAAACAAGGCTGTCATTAAAGGCAAAATAATTAACGAAGAAAAGGCAGAAGTAACAGGCAATAAAAGTAACCATACTTTTAAACAAGAAGATGACAACGAGATCGTTGACATCCGCAGACTAGCAGGACTTTAAGGAGAAATAAATGTCTGATGTAATCTTAGAAAACAAATGGTCAGAAACTAAAACCGCACTAATGGACGGTTTATCTGGTCAAAAACAAAAAGTAATGGACGTTGTTTTAGAAAACACAAGAAAAACTTTATCTGAGCAGGCAACAACTGGCGCAACTTCTGCCGGTAACGTAGCAACTCTAAACAGAGTTATTCTTCCAGTAATTCGTAGGGTAATGCCTACAGTTATTGCCAACGAACTAGTTGGTGTACAACCTATGACAGGTCCTGTGGGACAGATCCACACACTCAGAGTTAGATATGCTGACACTACAACAGGTGGTGCAACAAATGTAATTGCTGGTGACGAGGCTCTATCTCCGTTCAAAATCGCAAGTTCTTATTCAGGTAACGATAGTTCACCTGCAAAAGGGGCGGCTACTGCATCACTAGAAGGTGCCGGTGGTAAGAAATTGAACGTACAAATCTTAAAACAAACAGTTGAAGCAAAATCTAGAAAACTACAAGCAAGATGGACTTTTGAAGCGGCTCAAGATGCTCAAGCACAACAAGGCATTGACATCGAGGCTGAAATCATGGCCGCTCTTGCTCAAGAGATTACTGCTGAGATTGATCAAGAGATCTTAACATCATTAAGAGCGTTGGCAGGTTCTGCCGCGGCAACTTTTGACCAATCAGCGGTTTCTGGAACAGCAACATTTGTTGGTGACGAGCATGCCGCTCTAGCGGTACTAATCAACCAACAAGCAAACTTAATTGCACAAAGAACAAGAAGAGGTGCAGGTAACTTTGCAGTTGTTTCTAGTGAAGCATTAACTATAATACAATCAGCAACAACTTCAGCGTTCGCAAGAACAACTGAAGGAACTTTTGAAGCACCTACAAATACTAAATTTGTTGGTACACTAAACAATGCAATGAGAGTATATGTAGACGGTTATGCGGCTACAGGTACTGACGTGCTTGTTGGTTACAAAGGTTCATCTGAAGCGGATGCGGCGGCGTTTTATTGCCCATACATTCCGTTGATGTCAAGTGGCGTTGTCCTTGATCCGTCAACTTTCGAACCAGTAGTTAGTTTCTTAACTAGATACGGGTACATTGAGTTGTCGAACACGGCTTCATCCCTTGGTAACGCGGCTGACTACTTGGCAAGAATTGCTATCAGCAATCCAACATTTAGTTAAGATTAACTACCAAAGAACACGAGAGGGAGTCCTACGGGGCTCCCTTTCTTTTTATAAATACTCGAAAAGAGTTATTATAAATGTCAAGAACTATCAGAACCACCGATGAATTCAAAGTTGAAGTAGTAAATGGTGCTAACACATCAAATTTAACAGTCAGCACAACCAGTGGTGGCACAAAAACTTTAACATTTGACGGTGATTTAGAAATTTTAGGCACATCTACTGAAATACAGTCTACACAATTAAACATTGAAGATAATTTAATTTCATTAAGCAGAACCAATTCAGGAGGTGCTGATGTTGATGCTGGTATTTTGATTGATCGTGGATCAGCAGGTAATGATGCATTATTTTATTGGAATGAAGGTGATGACAAATTTAAAGCAGTTTTATCAACATCTGGCGGATCAGCCACATCAGTAACAGATTCATCTTTTGCAACCATAGTAGCAAATTTTGAAAGTGCTGGGTCGAATGCAATTACCATATCAGACAACTTAATATCCACAGGATCATCAAACGCAGACATAAATTTACGTCCACACGGTACCGGCAAGGTTGTAATGGACAACGTGTCTATTGATGGAGAAAGTGGTGTAATTGCTACAGATTCATCTAACCAAAATATTACATTAACTCCACACGGTACTGGAACAGTAATTACAAATGACATACAAATAGGAACCGGTAATGATCTATTACAAATTACAGGCACAGGTGGCAATGGAGCCACTCTTGCAACAACATCATCAAATGCGGACATTAATATAGCACCACATGGATCAGGAAAAGTTGTATTTGATAAAGTTTTAATTGATGACAATGTAATAGCAACAAAAGATTCAAATGCTGATTTAGAACTGTCTGCTAATGGAACAGGCAAGGTTGTGATAGACAGAGTGACTATTGATGACAACACAATTACTGCAAATACATCAAATGCAAATTTAGAATTGAGTGGGAATGGCACTGGTCTGGTTAGTATTAATAATGCATACACTTTGCCAGCGGCAGATGGATCTGCAAACCAAATATTAAAATCGGATGGTTCAGGCACATTGAGTTTTGCAGATCAAGATACAATAACGGTTGCAACCACAATGACATTGGTTGCAACAAACACAACAGATGCTTCACACTTTTTAGTTTTCACTGACACAGCAACAGGCAATGAAAATCCGAGAACTGATACAGGACTTACTTACAATCCATCGTCTAACACTTTGACTACTGGAGCATTTACATCCAGTGGATCTAATGGTATTACAGTTGCTGACAATTTAATTTCAACAGGCAGTTCCAATGCTGATATTAATATTAATCCACATGGCACAGGTAAAGTTGTGATGGATAGACTTACATTTGATGACGCTACTATTTCCACAACAGAATCAAATGAAGAAATTGTTTTAGACCCGCATGGTTCAGCAGGAGTAGTAGTTAATGGATCATTGCTTGCCAATCAACTATTTTTAACAGGCACAAGTGGTTTGCAGATGGAAGCCAATGAGATTGTAACTATTGGATCTAACCAAGACATCATTGTTAGACCTGCAGGTACAGGTAGACTTGTAATAGACAATGTTGCAATTCAAGGTGATTCAGGATTGATAACAACTGAATCATCCAACATGAACTTAACTGTAAATCCACATGGCACTGGTATTGTTGTTGTAAATTCAACCACACAGTTTGGTGAAGGCAATGACTTGTTGCAGATTGCACCAACAGGAGGCAACGGGCCTACTATTTCAACAACATCATCCAATGCTGACATCAACATCACACCACATGGCACAGGCGCAACAAAAATTACAGGGCCGGTAAACATCACAAATGATTCTACTGATGATACATTATTAATTACTAGCACAGAAAATTCAAGCACGGCCGCTCCTGTCATAACGCTCAAACGTAATTCTGGATCAACTGCTGATGCAGATTATTTAGGAGAATTCAAATTTAAAGGTGAAAATGGTGCTGATGAAGAAGTTACCTATGCTAGGATTACAGGAAAAATACTTGATGAGTCAGACGGCACAGAAGATGGTATTATAGAATTTGCAAATATCAAAGCAGGATCAGAAGTAATTACTGCTAGATTAAGATCAGATGGTTATCAACTACTAAACGGATCAACATTGACTGTAAATGGCGCCACAACATTAGAAAGCACACTGGATGTCACAAGTGCCGCAGTATTCGGCTCAACAGTTGACGTTGGAGTTGGCAATGATGAATTAAGGATTGAAGCAGTAAGTGGTCAAGGGCCAAAAATTTCAACAACTGCTTCTAACTCGCCTATTACAATATCACCACATGGTACTGGATTTTTAGATGTTGCAGGTGGGTTGGTAGTAAGTGAAACAGACACAATCAGTGGTAGCGGATCAGGCACAGACGCTGTAAGTTTGAGTACTGTGATGACATTCTTAGACACTTCAAGTGGCACATCACAACTAACTATGGGTGCCGGAACAAAAGGACAAATAAAAATTATTACAATGACAGTGGCAGGAAATGCCGCCACAATGACTACATCCAACGGCAACTTAACGCCGAATATTTCTACATCTCTTGTTTGGGACGCGGTTGGCGAAACAGCATCATTTATCTATACTGGATCAAAATGGGCAGTATTGAGTAGGGTTGACGTTACATCATCATAAATAACATTAACAATTAAATGGGGAAAGTGAACCATGGCAGATAAAAGTTTCAAAGTAAAAAACGGTATTCAAATCGGAACATCAACCGAAGTTACCTCTATTGTCGATGAAGACAATATGGCGTCAAATAGTGCAACTGCATTATCTACGCAACAATCAATTAAAGCATACGTTGACGCTCAAGTAGCGGCCAGCGATACATTTTTAGAATTAAGTGATACACAAGGATCATTCACAGCAAATGGAGTGATAGGAACCAACTCAGCAGGAAATGCCACAGTTGCTACAGAATTATTAGTCACAGCATCCAGTAATGATGTCACAGTCAGCAATGGCACATCTGATAAAGATGTAATCTTTGCTGTCAATGATGGCGGATCAGCAAACACTGAAGTATTCAGATTAGATGGTGATGTTGCCGCATTGTTAATAGCATCAGGTAAGCAATTACAAATAGGTGCCGCTGAAGAAAATATTTCAGGAGATGGCACAGACATAACATTTGCAGTTGGGTCAGGTGGAGATATCAACATACCAGCCAACATTGGAGTCAAGTTTGGTGATGACGGCGAAGGTATTGAAGGTGACGGCACAGATTTGACCATCACAGGAAATAATATTAATCTATCGCCAGATGCTGATGTGAATATACCTGTCAACAAAGGATTGACATTTGCCACTGCTGAAAAGATTGAATCAGACGGAACTGACTTAACAATTACTGTTGGATCAAACGGTGATGTAAATCTTGGGGCAAACATTGGTTTGACCTTTGGTGACGATGGAGAAAAAATTGAAGGTGATGGCACAGATTTAACAATTACAGGAAATAATATTAATTTATCGCCGGATGCGGATGTTGTTATACCAGCAAACAAAGGTATAACTTTTGGTGATGCCGCAGAAAAAATTGAAGGCGATGGTACAGACTTGACCATATCAGGCAATAATGTTATATTGAGTCCCACTGCGGATGTAAAGATCCCAGTAAACAAAGGACTATTGTTTGGCACACACGAAAAAATTGAATCAGACGATACAGACCTAACAATCACAGTTGGATCAGGTGGGGACATCAACATTGGTGCAGACATAGGATTAACCTTTGGTGATGATGGTGAAAAGATTGAAGGCGATGGCACAAACTTAACTATTGCATCTTCAGGCGCACTTAGCATCAACAACACTGGTGTGGCAACATTCAGTGGTGCTGTACAGGTAAATGGAAACTTTACAGTACTAGGTTCACAATCAATCTTAGAAACTGTAACAACAGAAATTGAAGATAACCTTATAGCAATCAACAGTAAAAATTCAGGAGGTGCCGATCTTGATGCAGGTATTCATATCAACAGAGGATCAGCAGGTAACAACGCAGTCTTTTATTGGAATGAAGGTGATGACAAGTTCAAAGCAGTCCTTTCAAACTCTGCCTCAACTGTAACAGCAGTAACAGATTCAAGCACAGCCACAATCGTAGCAACATTTGAAGGAAACATCACAGGTGATGTAACAGGAAATGCAGACACGGCCACTGTTGGCACAAGTGTAACTGCATCTGCTAACAACTCAACAGACGAAACTTGTTTTCCTACATTTGTTGATGGTGCAACAGGCACACAAGGAATTGAAACAGACACAGGTTTTACATACAATCCAAGTTCAGGAACACTTACGGCCACTGTATTTGCAGGCGCGGCAACCACAGTAAACACAGTACAAAGAGCCACTGATGCGGCACACTTCTTAACATTTGTAACAGACGACAATGGTTCTGCAACAGCAGAATCGTTATTTACTGATGCTGGAATACAGTATAATCCAAGTAGTAACTTACTAACAACGA